TGCGACGCGCTGGCGGTCAACGTGCCTGCTGGCGTAAAGATACCGCAGGCGGCGCTGCTACACGCGCTTAAAGAGGCTGGCTGGGTTGACATGGGGCGCATCGCTTGCGTTGACCATCCAACTAAGAAACACATCTTTGCCGCGCCTGACGTGAAGAAACGTAACAAGTCAGACTTGCGCCGCTTGGCGGAAGACTTGCCTAAGTCCAGCATCATGCCGAACATCGGCAAGAATTGACAACCATTTGGTTGCAATGATATAGGTTCAGGGTTGGCGTTGCTCCGCTGGCCTGATTAAACCCCCGGCGTCCTCACTCCGCCGGGGGTTTTTATTTGTCAGAACCGAATCTCATCGTCGGCCCAGTCGTAAATATCCCACCCGAAGTTATCGAACAGGAATTGGTGCAGGGGCATTGCCCCTTCTCCCGTATCTCCAACCCACGGGCTTCCAGTGCGGCGCGCAAACGGCCCACAAGGTCTTTGCGGAGGAGGTCTGCGTATTCAGCCTTAACCGAATCATACGCGCCGACATCTATATCGGCCAACAGATCAACCAGCGGGTCAGGCTTGGGCTTGGGGATGATGAAGCGGTCAAAGCCTTCCCATCCTTCTTGGCGGTAGAGATCGCCCGCGAAGAAAGCGGCTTCATCGCTCACCTCTTGCTTAAAGTCAGCGAGTTCCTGCTTGGTGGCTTCGTGCTGTTCGATGGCGCGGCATAGTGCTTCGGTGTATGGGGAAACCTCGCGGCGCACTGCGCGTTTGTCGCTTAGGTTGCGTTCGGCCAGCACTTCGCGCACCAGCGCCAAGGCTTTTGCTTCAATGTCTGTCATTTGCTTTGCTCCTTCTCGCGCACTTGGCGCGTTATCAGTGTGTGGTCGTTCATTGCTTGCCACCGCTTCGGTGTGGCTGTCTGGGCCAGCACTTCAGCCTCTCGCTGCGTCCGTGCCGAAACGCGAACAAGGCCGCGATGCTGCGCGGTGCGGGTGCGTATGACTTCGACTTCGTAGATGGTGTAGGCAAACATCTGTTTTACTCTTTCAGCGCCTTTTCAGCGTCTTCGATCAATTCAATGGGCGGCCACCGCAGATAGGACACATGGTCTTTGCCTATCACACCCAGAAACTCCAGATATTCCATCAAGCGGTAGGCTAAGGTCGCTTCCGCCCGTTCGGCGTATCGTTCGGGCAGTGCGAGTTCATCATCATCATCGGTCATGCTGCTAGTTTCCTTTCGCATGGGTTGCATATTTCGTCTGTCGTGCGCCTGAACAGGCGGCAGCGCGGGCATTTGTCGCCGAGGGCAGGGAACCACATCGCAGCAACGCGTGGCAGCTCCGGATCGGGACGCTCGGCCTCATGCGCTGCTGGCGGAAACTTGTCGCCCATGACGATGCACACGCCTTCAATGCCGCTGGTCTTGCACATCGCAGCCATATCGGAATTGCGGGCGAACAACCCTGCCGTGGTGGGGTCGTCGGTATACAGCATGATACTGCTATCCTCTTGCTCCGTCACACGCCCAAGGCGGCGCTGTTCTTCGCCAGCCAGCAATGACGCGCGTCTGGCTAGGCGCATGACTGCGCCCCACTCGCCTATATCAGTCATTTGCTCTGCCCCTCTGTGTCGTGCAGCACTTCCACACGCCATTTCAAATCGGCATAGCCGCGCTTCCCGCCGTTGCCGTCTGCGAAGGGTTTAGCTGCTTCAATCCGTCTGCCTTCGCTTTCGGCTTCATGCTGCGTATTAAATCCGTCAAACAGCGTAAACTTGCGCGCGTCATGTCCGCCGCGATATTCGCAGACAAGGGCATACGGCGTCCCTAACTTAACAAGCGTTTCGCGTGTCACTTGACGTTCTGTGGCTTTCATTATCTTAACCTCGTTATGAACGTGACGCCTTCCACAGTGCGGCATTTAAACATCTTTCCGTTGCGTATGCCGTATTGGCTCACGTTGCGGCTGGTGCGCTTTACATCGCCTTTCTTGGTGGCTGGCATGGTGGCGACTTCGCCGACCTCTAGCGTTCCCATTGGGTAAATCATTGGTCTTGGCATTTGGCTTGCTCCTTTTCATGTGTTGCGCGGCGTTCCGCGAATGTCTTGCCGTCTGCGCCCCGTAGCGGCCATGCGCTGTCGGATGAGACGCGGTGCTTGCGCCCCATAGGGGCGGCTTGTTGTGGTTTAATCATGGGTCTGTCCTTTAGATTTCTATTTGCGTTGCTGGCTTGGCGCGTTTGTCCATCATGCGATTGAGCCAGTATTGCTTTTCTTCGCCTGTGGCGCGTGCTGCATGGTATTTGAACAACGCTAGGGCTAGGTCGTCGTAACCTGTCCGCTTGTGCGTCACTATTAGCGGTGACGGCATCATGGCGGCTAGGTCGGTGCGTCTTGGGCGCTCTCGGCCCTTGCGTGATAGCGTCCAGTCAATGTCCTTGACTGTGAGGCGCATATCGAATTCGCGGTTTACATGGTGCATCACAGCCGTTTTATCGGTTATGTAGGTGCATAAGTGCAGGATGCGCTTGCGGACGGCATATTCTATCATGGCCGGGCTTTCTTTACATATTTGCCTGACTTAGGGTCGCGCAAGACTGCGTGACGTTTCCAGAATAGCAGTTCCTTAGTGTCGCGTGTCCATGCGGATTGCCATTTGTCGCCGCGCTTGACGGCTTCCCACAACAGAAAGGCGGTAAACAGTTGCGCGGCTATCATTAGCGCGATGATGATTTCGTATTGGTTCATTGGTTAATCCTCTAATAATAAGGTTAATAGGAATAGGGCGGCTCCAGCGATAACCGCTATCATTCTGCTATATCGTCCCGTAGGGCGTTATTCTCGGCCACTAGGCGGTCGTATAGCGTCTGCAAGTGCTCTAGCTCTTCTTCGACGCTCACCAACTCGCGTAGGCGTTCTGCCAGCACAAGGATTAAATCGTCGCCGTTGTCGCGTTCGCGCCCCATGTTGATTAATTCGCTGTCCGATAACATGCGTAGGTAGTTTCGATCAAAAGTCATGTTAATCTCCGTTGTGGTTATGTGAAGCGCGCGATTTTGTCGCGCTGTTCAATTAGAAATTCCAGCACTGTGTCAAATTCAGCAAAGTCGGTTAGCGCGATATCATGCACCTGTCCGCTGTCGATTAGGTCGCACAGGTCAAAATAGATTTCCTGCAATGTTGTTTTCTCTTTGTCTGTCATTTCATGCCCCTTGTGCTTTTGAAATCGCGCCTTTGATGATTGCGCGAATATAGTTGTAGGGATCAGTGCCATCGGCATTAGGCGCTAGGTAGGCGTCAACGTCATGCAATGCTTGCAATAGGTCAGGCGCGGCATCGCGCAGCATTTTATCGCGCTTGCGGCGCTCCTGCGCGGCGGCTTCATAGTCAAATGGTGGCATTATGCTCCCTTCACTGTTTTAGCGATTGCGTAGATCGATAGGGCGCCAACGCCCCAAAAGAACATCTCGGCTAGGGCGTGAATGATAGTTGCTGTCATGCGTCCTCTCCCTCTTCCCATTCAGTCCAAAATATTTGGATATCGCCGATTTCGTCGTCGTCGTCTTTATTGCCGATATAAAATTCTGCAAAGTCTTCGGGCGTGACGTTCTCGTGTAGGCAGTGGTCACTGCAATAATGCTCGTTTGCGCCCTCAATGACGTAGCCCTCGTTCATGCCAGCGCCGCACTCGTCGCACATGTGAGCATATTTGATCCCGTCGATAATCATGCGTCCTCTCCATCCATCATGTCGGCGTGATGTTCTGCCAGCGCGTCCCAGTCGACGCTGTTGAGGTCAAGCATATCCCAGATGAAGCCGGCTGTTGTGCTATCGCGTCCAATTAGGTCGTGAACATACTCTTCCACCATGTCGCGGCAATATTCCGCCGTGACGTTAACGCCGTTCTCTGTATCGTCGGCCCAAGTATCGCCAAACCATAGGTTGACTGTCCAAGTGGCGGCATTGCGCCATCCGTTGCAAGTATTGTCTGTCATAGTTTCTCACTCCTATTTGGCACTAGCGCCATCCTCGGCGCGGATTGCTCCGCGCTCCGGTGGTGTTAGGCGTAGCGTTTCGCCTTATGTTGTGCGGCTAACTCACGCTTGAATTGCTTAGTGTAGACGCCGTTAAAATGGCGCAATGCTTGGAATAGCCTATCGACCTTAAACTTGGCGGCTTGCCAGCGCGGGTCGGCTTTGACGCTATCGGGCGTTAGGTTCATGCAGCGCGGCGCATCGCCAGCTAACTTATCTGTTAGCGCGTTAAGCGCATCGGTTGCATCACTCAATTCGGCATTAAGCGCATCGCGCTGTTGCGTGGCTGTTATAAAGTCAATCATGCTACGGCGCTCCTAAATGCGTCTATAACGTCTGCGCCATTGCCAAGCGTAAAGACTTGAACGCGGCAATCGGTGCACCCGTGAATGTCTGTCAGTTGCGCGATAACGCGTTGCGCTTGCGCCATGCTGGCAATGCCAGCCGTTTCGGACACTAGCAAAGTTTCGTCGTCGCTATGCCGCGGCTTGCCCCAAATGATATATTCTTTGTTCATGGTATCGCCCCTATAGGTAAACTGGACCAGTGATGTGCGCGTTAGTTAGTCGGCGCACTAGGTATATCTGCGATAGTTTGCGTAGCGCCATGAACGATTGCACGGCGGCAAAAACGTCCCGTCCATGTTCAACCGAATAGCACGGGCCTAACTTACCCATGTAGTGTATTATATATGCGTTCATCGTATTGCTCCTCGCTGTCTTGATACCCTCTTATCTACCCTCTTTCGCATAGTGTCAACAGCAAAATATGTTGCACTAAAAATAGTCATTTGGCCTAAAATGATAGCCTAACTTTTGCCTAACTAATGACTATTTTTGATCCCGCGATTTTGGCGCGAAAATTGTTAGGCAAAAAGTTAGGCGAAATAGTCATTTGTTAGGCTATGTTTTCACCCTAAATTGCCTAGGAAAAAGTCAAGGGTTTCTGCGTGTCTGCGAGGATTCTAGGCTATTTAGGCTATGGAATGTATAGTCAGTTTGAGAAAAGTATATAATTAACCTATATGGTTAAAATATAACTTTCTAGCGAACGACTCCCAAATCGATTGCCTAGATTGCCTAGATGTTTAACAATTGTAAACTTTTCCGGTCATGACCTACGCAGTCATGGCGCCATGATTTACGCAGTCATGACATGCAATCGCATAGCCTAGACCGCCCATGCAAAATGTTGCACCGCAACACAGCCAAACAACCAATATGTTTTTCTTAATGCGAGCGAGTCGCAATAGGGAAAAGGCCAACCGAAAATCCAGCCTATAGAACAAAAGCGGAACGCTGCTGGCATGGGGGTGGGGGGTGCAGGGCCGAGCGCCGCGTGACTGTCACGGGCACGGTACGCAAACAATTTTTATTTTTTTTAAAATCTCACTGCATCAAAGCCTGTTGCGTATCTGCGCTCAGTAGATTATTGTACGCCCAATGACTTTCTACTCACTGCCATTTACACCTGAGCGGACGCAAGCCACCGAGGCGCGGCTGGAGGCAATCTATAAAGCTGCCAAGTACGGGCTTAAGGGCGACAGTCTGGCGATGGCGGCTGGATTGACCCCGCGGCAGTTCCGCGTGCTGGCCGACGCAGACCCGCTGGTCGAGATGGCCGAAGCCAAAGGGCGCAGCGAAGGTGAATATATGGCGGCTAAGACGCTGCACGACGCAGCGGCTGATGGCGACGCTAAGGTCGCGCTGGAAATACTTAAGCACCAGCACGGCTGGGTAGCCAAGCAACAGATCGACGTGAACATCGACCAACAGATAAGCATTACAGGCGCGCTGGAAAAAGCACAGTCGCGCGTCATCGAGGGGTTGTACACTGACGTGACGCCCCGCCTAGAGGATAACACACATGCAGCAGCCGATATATTCAGCGCAAGACGAGATGGAATGGATGGCGAGGCTGTGGTCGCCCGCACTGAAGGATGACCCCCTAGCGTTTGTGCTATATACATTTCCGTGGGGCCAAGCAGGCACACCGCTGGAACATTTCCCCGGCCCGCGTAAATGGCAGCGGCAGATACTTTCCGATCTGCGCGACCACATCAAAGAGAACAGCGGCAAGGTTGACTTCGACACATTCCGTGAGTCAGTGGCGTCAGGACGCGGTATCGGTAAGTCTGCACTAGTGTCATGGCTGGTGATATGGATGCTTTCTAGCCGCATCGGCTCGACCACCATCGTGTCGGCTAACTCTGAGGCGCAGCTACGCAGCGTCACATGGGCAGAAATTACCAAGTGGCTGGCGATGTCGTTGAACAGCCACTGGTTCGAGATAGCTGCCACACGCATCATGCCAGCCAAGTGGCTGACCGAACTGGTCGAGCGCGACCTCAAGAAAGGCACGCGCTACTGGTCAGTCGAAGGCCGGCTGTGGTCAGAAGAGAACCCTGACGCATACGCAGGGGTTCACAACTTCGACGGTGTGATGCTGATCTTCGACGAAGCCAGCGGTATACCTGACAGCATCTGGTCGGTCAGCGACGGTTTTTTCACGGAGAATACGCCGCACCGCTTCCATCTGGCCTTCTCCAACCCGCGGCGCAACACTGGCTATTTCTACGAGACGTTCCATAGCAAACGGGCGTTCTGGCGCACGCGCACAATCGACGCACGCGATGTCGAGGGTACAGACAAAAACCTGTATCAGCGCATCATCGACGAGTACGGGCCAGACAGCTACCAAGCCAGCGTCGAAGTCTACGGTAACTTTCCCTCAGAAGGCGATGATCAGTTCATCGGCAGCAATCTGGTCGATGACGCCATGAAGCGTCCACCTATCAAGGATGACAGCGCACCCATCGTCATAGGTGTGGACCCGGCACGTTTCGGGGCGGACGCTACCGTCATCGCCATACGGCAGGGCCGTGACATCTTGGAACTGCGGCGACACCGCGGCGCGGACACTATGGAAGTGGCCGGCTACGTCATCGACGCCATAGAGCAGTTCAAGCCTGCACTGGTCTGCATAGACGAAGGCGGGCTAGGCGCAGGCGTCGTGGACCGACTGAAGGAACAGCGGTACAAGATACGCGGCGTGAACTTCGGCAATAAGGCTAAGAACCAGATCATGTGGGGTAACAAGCGCGCAGAGATGTGGGGTTCCATGCGAGATTGGCTCAAGACGGCGCACATCCCATCGGATCGCTTCCTGAAGACCGACCTCATCAGCCCGCGCACCAAGCCTGACAGCAAGGGGACGCTGTTCCTTGAAAGCAAGAAAGATATGAAGTCCCGTGGACTGGCGTCACCTGACGCAGCGGACGCCATAGCGGTGACATTTGCCTTTCCTGTGGCATCTAAAGACCCACGACAAGGACGCGTTGACAGACGCGCCTCAAGCGGGTATTCTCCCGCTGGATATTCTACATCTTGGATGGGCAGCTAGTGGCAGACAAGAAAAAATCAGTATCGTTGTCGGTTGGCAGGGGCGAGAAGTTGCCTGTGTCAAAGGGCGCGGGGCTGACTGCGGCTGGTAGGGCAAAATATAACGCTGCAACAGGCAGCAAATTAAAGGCGCCAGCACCCAACCCGAAGACAAAAGCTGACGCAGGACGCAAAGCGTCGTTCTGCGCCCGCATGGGGGCTGTTGCAGCCAAGGCAAAGAACGGCGAACGCGCCAAAGCTAGTTTAAAAAGGTGGAAATGCCCATGAAAAAGGGTCTATATGCCAACATTCACGCCAAGAAAGAGCGGATTGCCGCTGGATCAGGCGAAAAAATGCGTAAACCGGGCGCTAAAGGCGCACCAACAGCCAAGGCGTTCAAAGAGAGCGCCAAAACCGCCAAGAAGGGTAAGTAATATGCCATCAGGTAAAAAAGATATTTACGGCAACAAAAGCAAGGCGCTTTACAAAGCCGGCTCAATAACTGCTGATCGTAAGGCTGAAGCCGCTGCAATCGCTAACCGCGACCCCGCTCGCGCCCGCGCAGCCATGCAAGCCGTAGCGCGCGAAGGCACGACAAACCCCGGCGGCGGTCGCCCAGCGGCTAAAATGCCAGCTAAACCGGCAGCACCAAAGGCAAAGCCTGTACAAGTCATTCGCACGACTCAACTGTACAAGCCAACACCTACAAAGAAGAAATAACGTGCCTCTGGTCAAGTCGCCCAGCAAAGCCGCGTTCCGCAAGAACATCAAGGCTGAGGTAAACGCCGGAAAACCTGTCAAACAGGCGGTCGCCATCGCGTACAGCGTGAAGCGTGAAGCCGCTAAAAAAGGTAAAAAGTAACCACAATGGCTGATCCGACAGGTATTAACAAAGTAGGCGATGTAGCTGACATCGGTAGCGATCCAGCAAACACCCGCGGCAACCCTGATACTATGGCAACTATGCGCCATCGGCTGCAAATGTCGATGGCTGCGTATTCGGACAGCCGTGAGGACGAACTAGACGACCTTCGGTTTATGGCCGGTAGCCCTGACAACCAGTGGCAATGGCCTGCTGACGTATTGGCGACCCGCGGTGCGGTGCAAGGCCAGACAATTAACGCACGCCCCTGCTTGACAATTAACAAATTGCCGCAACACGTCCGTCAGGTAACGAACGAACAGCGTCAGAACCGCCCTGCGGGTAAAGTAATCCCTGTCGATGACAACGCTGATGTTGAAGTGGCAGCTATCTTCGACGGCGTCGTGCGGCATATCGAGTATATGTCCGACGCTGACGTAGCCTACGACACCGCCTGCGACAACCAAGTCACTTACGGCGAAGGCTATATCCGTCTGATTACGGAATACTGCAACGAAGAAACCTTCGACCAAGACGTGCGGATTATGCGCGTCCGCAACTCGTTCAGCGTTTACATGGACCCCACCATCCAAGACCCATGCGGCGCAGATGCTGAATGGTGCTTTGTCACGCAGGACATGACAAAAGACGAGTACGAGCGCGAATTTCCTGACGCGTCACCTATCTCGTCGATTTTGTCCACCGCTGTGGGTGATGAAAGCATGTCGGCATGGCTCGACGAAGACACTATCCGCATCGCGGAGTATTTCTATTACAGCCGCAAGCGCGAAACGCTAAATCTGTACCCAGATAACGTCACGGCGTTCAAAAATACGCCGATGGATAAGCAATTACGCGCCATGTACGGCAAACCTGTCCGCAGCCGCGAAGTTGATCGCAAAAAAGTCATGTGGATGAAGACAAACGGCTATGACGTGCTTGACGAGCGCGAGTGGCCGGGCAGTTGGATACCTGTGGTACGCGTTGTAGGCAACGAATTTGAAGTTCAGGGCCAGATTTACGTGTCTGGTCTGGTGCGTAACGCCAAAGACGCCCAGCGCATGTACAACTACTGGACCAGCCAAGAGGCAGAAATGCTGGCTCTGGCACCAAAAGCACCGTTTATTGCTTACGGCGGTCAATTCGAGGGTTACGAGAACCAGTGGAAGACTGCCAACACGACCAACTGGCCGTATTTGGAAGTCAATCCAGACGTCACAGACGGCGCTGGGAACGTATTGCCGCTGCCACAGCGTGCAGCACCCCCGCTACCCCAAACAGGGCTGATACAGGCTAAAATGGGCGCTGGTGAGGACATTAAGTCCACCACCGGTCAATATGACGCGTCGCTGGGCCAACAAGGCAACGAACGGTCTGCAAAAGCCATCACCGCACGCGAAAAGCAGGGTGATGTTGGCACGTACCACTATGTTGACAACCTTGCCCGCGCGATCCGGCACATCACCCGCCAGCTTGTCGATATTATCCCTAAGATTTACGACACGCAGCGCATCGCGCGCATCATCGGCGTCGATGGTGAAGTCAGCATGGTCAAAATGGACCCAACGCAGCAAGAGCCTGTCAAGGAAATCCGCGACCAAAATGGCGGTTTGATTGAAAAAATCTACAACCCGTCAATCGGCACATACGACGTTATGGTCACCACAGGCCCCGGCTACATGACCAAGCGCCAAGAGGCGCTCGACGCCATGTCCACAATCCTGCAATCCAACCCGCAGCTTTGGACTGTGGCTGGCGACTTGTTCATTAAGAACATGGATTGGCCCGGAGCGCAGGAAATGGCGAAGCGGTTCAAGAAAATTCTTGACCCGAAAGTCTTGGAAGAAGGCGACCAATCGCCTGAAATCATGGCGGCTAAACAGCAGATTGAAGCCCTGTCGCAAGAACTCAACCGCGTCTCTGACATCATGGAAAACATCCAAGACAGCGCAGAACAGCAGAAGATTGCCATCGACAAGTACAAGGCCGAAGTGCAGGCGTATGACGCCGAAACTAAGCGTATTTCGGCGGTCCAGAACAGCATGTCGCCTGAACAAATTCAGGACATCGTTATGGGTACGATTGCCGCTGCGATGGACACTGGCGATTTGATTGGCGGCGCGCCTGAAATGCGTGAAATACCGCAGATGGAAGAACAGATGCCAGAAGCACCTGAAATGGGCGAACAGCCAGAGATGCCGATGGAAATGCCCGAACAAGCCCCTGAAGGAATGATGTAATGAGTTGCGCTAATTTTATAGGTACACTGTTTCTTGCGCGCGATGTGGCTCACTCGACGCATCTGAACACGCGCAGCTTCGCCAAACATTCCGCTTTGAACGAGTTTTACGACGAAGTGATCGAGTTGGCGGATAAATTTGCTGAGGCGTATCAGGGAAAATACGGCCTTATCGGCCCTATTTCGCTCATGTCGGCTAAGAAGACTAACAACATTGTCGAGTTTCTTGAAGGTCAGGTAGACGAACTTGAGGAAATGCGGTATAAAGTCGTCGATAAGGAGTGTACCCCACTCCAAAACATTATCGACGAGATTTTTGGGTTGTATTATTCAACCTTATACAAACTAAAATTTTTGGCATAAGGGCTAAATCATGGCTGCATTATATTCACAGATTGGCGCAACCGCACAGGTAAAGGTCGGCGCGGGTAAACTGAAGAGCATTTTTGTTTCTTCTGGCACCAGCCCCACGGTCACTGTTTACGATAGCGCGACAGCTTCCACCAGCGATCCGGTTATCCTCGCGCAATTTACTGCTGCGACGCCGGGCCTGTACGCTCTGACGGGCGATGAAGGTGGCGTGTATTTTAGCAAGGGTCTGTACGTCGTTCTCGGCGGCACAACCCCGAAAGCATCTGTCTTTTACGAGTAATTAAGGCTCGAAAAACCGTACTGATGCGGCTCATCAGGAACTCTTTAAGGGTTAACCATGGACGATAATGTCTTTAACGAAGCGGATGCCTCCGCGCCAGAACTCGAAGCCACGGCAGCAATCGAGCCTGTAGAAAACACGACGCCGGAAGAGCAGTCTGCTGAACAGGAAGCCCCCAAGACCTTCACACAAGAAGACTTGGACGCCATTGTAGGCAAACGACTCGCAAGAGAGCAGCGTAAATGGGAACGCGAACAGGCTCAAAAAGCAGAGGAAATGCAGGCTCGGCAGCAGCCGATCCACGACATTACCCCTGAACAGTTTGAGACTTACGAGGATTACGCAGAGGTTTTGGCCGAACGTAAAGCCGAAGAGCTGCTGGCACGCCGTGAAAAGGACAGCCAGCAACGTGCAATGCTAGAGTCTTATCACGAACGTGAAGAGGCGGCGCGGGACAAATATGACGACTTTGAACAAGTCGCCTATAACCCCAACCTTCCAATCACCGACGCGATGGCACTAGCAATACAAGCGTCCGATGTTGGCCCCGACGTGATTTATCACTTAGGGCTTAACCAAAAAGACGCCCAGCGTATTTCGCGTATGGACCCCATTTTGCAAGCTAGGGAAATTGGCATGATCGAGGCGCGGCTTACAGCCGAACCTACGTTCAAAAAAACATCCAACGCCCCGGCACCGATTGCTCCTGTTACCGCCCGCACCGCTGGTGCGCCGACATTTGATACGACAGACCCACGGTCAGTAAAGTCCATGAGTACGTCAGATTGGATTGAGGCAGAACGGCAACGACAGGTCAAAAAGTTCGAGGCACAACGCAACCGATAAATTAGGATTATTTCCATGAGTAACTCGATTTTAACCATCGACATGATCACGCGCAAGGCGCTTGAAATTCTCGAAAACAACTTGGTTCTTACACGTAACGTAAACCGTCAGTACGACGACAGCTTTGCTGTTGAAGGTGCTAAAATTGGTTCAACCCTGCGTATCCGTCTTCCAGACCGCGCACTTGTAACTGATGGCGCAGCCCTTCAGGTACAGGACGACAACGAACAGTTCACAACTCTGACCGTTGCCAACCAGAAGCACATCGGCGTCAACTTCACATCTGCTGAATTGACCATGCAGCTTGACGATTTCGCAGAGCGCGTTCTCAAGCCACGTATCTCGCAGCTTGCTTCGAGCATCGACGCAGACGTTGCCAACGCTTATGCAACCATCGGTAACTCGGTCGGCACGCCCGGCACTACGCCTTCTTCGTCGTTGGTTCTGTTGCAAGCGCAGCAGAAGCTGAACGAAAACGCAGCCGTAATGTCGCCACGTTATGCCACCGTCAACCCAGCCGCAAACGCTGGCTTGGTCGAAGGCATGAAGGGTCTCTTCAACCCAACTGACACTGTCAGCAAGCAGTTCAAGAACGGCATGATGGGTACTGGCGTACTTGGTTTCGACGAAATCAATATGTCGCAGTCCATCAAGCAGTTCACCACTGGTTCGCGTACTGCAACTGGCGGCACGACTTCGGCTGCTGTAACATCAGAAGGTGCAACTGCTATCGCCATCACTGGCGCAGGCGCTGCGGCTACTGTTAAAGCTGGTGACGTGTTCACTGTAGCTGACTGCTATGCTGTCAACCCACAGACCCGTGAAAGCACAGGTTCGCTGTTCCAGTTTGTCGCACTTGCCGACGTAACGCTGAACGGTTCGGGCGCTGGTTCGATCACGGTTGCTCCGATGTACTCGGCTGGCCATGCGCTTGCTACCGTCAACATCTTGCCACAAAACAGCAAGGCAATCGTGTTTGTTGGTGCGGCTTCTACGCAATACGCGCAGAACCTTGTATACCACAAGGATGCCATCACCTTTGCAACCGCCGACCTTCTGCTCCCACAAGGTGTAGATATGGCTTCGCGTCAGGTACACAACGGCATCTCGCTCCGCGTTGTTCGTCAATACGACATCAACAACGACCGTATGCCTTGCCGTATCGACGTTCTGTATGGCTACAGCACGATCCGTCCGCAAATGGCCGTTCGGATGTGGGGTTAATTTAATCACGGCCTCCGGTTCGCCGGGGGCCAACTTTCTTAAAGGATTTTTATCATGGCATTACCAAATGGAGCCGGCGGTTATCAAGTTGGCGACGGCAACCTCGGCGAAGTTACGCTGGGCGTATCTTCTATCCCTACTGCGTACACCGCAGCAGCTACACTGACTACTGCTGACCTGTCTGGCGGTCTTGTCGTCTACACGTCAAGCAGCACGGCTGACCTCGCGCTTCCTGCTGTTTCGGTTGTTGACGCCGACATCAGCAGCGCAAAAGTTAACTCGTCGTTTGAGTTTGCTTTGGTTGCCACCAGCACAGGCGTACCTACTTTGACAGTAGGCACAGGCTGGACGTTGGTTGGTTCCGGCGCAGGCGTTGCATCCAAGAGCGTATTGTTCCGCGCCGTTAAAACCAGCGCGACAACGTACAATCTGTACCGCATCGCTGGCTAATAGGTTTGCCCCGGCTTCGGTCGGGGCTTCCTTTTCAGGAGAAAATCAATGGCTAATACAAAATCTATCGGCGTTGCTTTCCTCGACCAAGACATTATTGGCGCACAATATCTCTTGAGCGATGAGCAAATCGGCTACACTGCCGCAGCACAAGGCACGGTTACGCAAGCTACCAGCAAGTCAACCGCCGTCACGCTGAACAAGCCGGCTGGCGTAATCACCATGAACAACGCGTCGTTGGCTACTGCCACTAACGCTACGTTCACGCTGAACAACAGCTTCATTTCTGCAAATGACACTGTTATTTTGACTATCTCTGGTGGTCAAGCAACCCCCGGATCATACAACGTGTTTGCAAACGGTTTGGCTGCTGGCTCTGTCAGCATCAGCCTACGCAACATTTCTGGCGGTACGCTGTCAGAAGCAGTAGCGATTAACTTTGCTATTCTGCATTGCGTCTAACTAATTTGGGCGGCTTTCGGGCCGTCCATTTTACGGAGTTTTTATGGCTGTTATATATCTTGTTCACGACGTCCACGGCGCAAAAGTAGCTATTTCGGAAGAAGAAGCGATTTATGATGAAGATTTCGGCTGGGAACGCTATAATCCTGATGAGCCGGTAAAGGCACCAATCAACGAAATGCCGGTAGCCAAAAGCCGCCGCGCCACACAGGAAGTCTAACCAATGGATACGGCTGGGGACATAATCAACGGATCGCTTAGGCTTCTGGGCGTTCTGGCAGAAGGCGAAGTTCCATCGGCTGAGACGTCGCAAGACGCGCTACGCGCCATGAACCAGATGATTGATAGCTGGAACACAGAGCGCCTGTCCGTCTTTTCGACGCAAGACCAAGTATTCACATGGCCTGCGGGCGAACTTTCGCGCACGATGGGGCCAAGCGGCGATTTTGTCGGCAACCGACCTGTGTTGCTTGATGACAGCACGTATTTCCTCGATCCCGGCACTGGCGTTAGCTACGGCATCAAATTTATTAACCAGCAGCAGTATAACGGCATTGCAGTCAAGACCGTGACGTCCACATACCCGCAGGTTATATTCGTCAACAACACATTTCCTGATATTGAAATGTACGTCTACCCGCGCCCAACGCGCGCGCTGGAATGGCACTTTATTTCAGTCGAAGAACTCACGCAGCCTGCAACGCTGGCAACCACACTGCATTTTCCACCCGGCTATCTGCGGGCGTTCCGTTACAACTTGGCGTGCGAGATGGCGCCTGAGTTTGGCGTAGAGCCGTCACCGCAAGTGTCGCGTCTGGCTATGGCGTCAAAGCGCAACCTGAAGCGCATCAACAACCCTGACGACATCATGTCCATGCCATACAGCATCGTGGCGACACGTCAGCGTTACAACATTTTCGCGGGCAACTACTGATGAAGACGCCGATCCTTGGGTCGGCGTATGTCGCAAGAAGCGTCAACGCCGCAGACAACCGAATGGTCAACCTCTTTCCGGAAATCGTACCGGAAGGCGGCAAAGAGCCTGCCTTTCTTCAGCGCGCGCCGGGGTTATCCGTTTTAGCCACGCTGGGTACTGGACCTATTCGCGGTATGTGGCAGTTTGGTAGCTACGGCTATGCCGTGTCTGGCAATACGCTGTACCAAATCGACAGCAACTGGAGCGCCACCGCTAAAGGCACGGTAAGCGGTACCGGCCCTGTCAGCATGGCCGACAACGGCACGCAGCTATTTATTGCTGCCAACCCGCAAGGCTACATTTACAACGCTAGCACTGACGCGTTCCAACAAATTATTGACCCTGATTTCCCCGGCGCAGGTACAGTCGGCTACATTGACGGCTATTTCGTATTCAACGAGCCGGGCACGCAGAAGATTTGGGTGACGTCGCTGCTTGACGGGACATCTATTGACCCGCTGGAGTTTGCCAGCGCCGAAGGCAACCCAGACAATGTGATTGCGGTGTTTGTAGACCACCGCGAAGTATGGGTGTTTGGTACCAACTCGACCGAAGTTTGGTACGATGCAGGTTTGTTGGACTTCCCGCTGACGCGCATCCAAGGTGCGTTTAACGAACTGGGCTGCGCGGCGCCGTACTCTGTCGCCAAAATGGACAACCAACTCTACTGGCTCGGCAAAGACGCCCGCGGTCAAGGCATCGTATTTCGCGCGTCGGGTTATATTGGCCAGCGCGTGTCAACGCACGCTATTGAATGGCAGATGCAAGAGTACCCCGACATCTCAGACGCTGTTGGCTATACGTATCAGCAGGACGGCCACAGTTTCTACGTGCTGAACTTTCCGTCGGCTAACACCACTTGGGTGTACGACGTAGCGACCGGCGCATGGCATGAGCGCGCCTCGTTTGCGAACGGCCAGTTTAATCGTCACCGCGGCAATAGCCAGATGTACTTCAACAGCCAGAACGTCATCGGCGACTATCAGAACGGCAAGATATATAAGTTTGACCTTGAAGTGTACGCCGACGACGGCGCCCCGCAGAAATGGCTGCGGTCGTGGCGCGCGCTGCCGACCGGGGCTAATAACTTAACCCGCACAATCCAGCATGGGATGCAGCTTGACTGCGAGACAGGCGTTGGGTTGAACAGCGGCCAAGGCAGCGACCCGCAAGTCATGCTGCGCTGGTCGGACGATGGTGGCCACACATGGTCAAACGAACACTGGAAGTCGATGGGTAAAATCGGGCGGTCTGGCTTTCGTACAATTTGGCGTCGGCTTGGCGCAACGATGAAAATACGCGACCGCGTCTACGAGGCGTCGGGCACTGATCCTGTGCGTATTTACATTATGGGGGCCGAACTGATATTGTCAGGGACGCGGGCCTAATGGCGTACAGCCCGATTAACCCTACGCAGATAACACCTCCTCGCGTCAATTTGATTGACGAGCGGTCAGGGGCTATCAGCCGCGAATGGTATAGGTTCTTTTTGTCGCTGGTAACAGCCACGCAAGCCAACCAAGAAAATACTGATTTAGCGCCCGATACCACATCGCTGATGGCGACTTATGACGCCATGCTGGCGTCGTTAGCGCAAGCGTCAGACACTGCTTTTGACGGCATGGTGCCGACTTTAGAGAGCAGCTTAAATAGTCTGCAAAATGCTTTTGGTGTAACGCCGCCCGATCTTGGGGGCACTGTAACTTCAGTCGCTGCGTCTGGCGGCGCAACAGGGCTAACCTTTACTGGGTCGCCTATTACAACAAGCGGTACACTTACGCTTGGTGGCACACTTGGCGTTGGCTACGGTGGTACCGGCCAGACGTCTTATACGGACGGCCAGCTTTTAATTGGCAACAGCACAGGCAATACGCTGACTAAAGCAACGCTGATTGCTGGCGCAAACATTACTATCACAAACGGCCCCGGATCAATTACGATTGCAGCTACGGGCGGCGGCGGGACTGGTACCGTAACGAGCGTTTCGGTTGTATCGACAAATGGCTTTGCAGGCACTGTAGCCAACCCTACAACAACGCCAGCCATAACAATTTCTACGACAGTCACCGGTTTGGTAAAGGGCAACGGCACGGCGCTTTCGGCAGCTTCTGCGGGTACCGACTATGTAGCGCCGGGCGCTTACACGACCAGCGGCCTTACGATGGCAACCTCGCGCCTGCTCGGTCGCACAACGGCTGGCACGGGCGCCGCCGAAGAGATTAGCGTTGCGGGTGGCTTGACGCTGACCGGCGGTGTTTTGACCGGCACGTCCGGAACTGTCACCAGCGTCGGCGGCACAGGTTCAGTCAACGGCATCACGCTTACGGGGACTGTTACGTCTAGCGGAAACCTGACGCTTGGCGGAACGCTGTCAAACGTAAGTCTTACCGCGCAAGTCATAGGCACACTGCCGGTCGCAAATGGCGGGACGGGAACCGCAACAGCCTTCACGTCCGGATCGGTCGTGTTTGCTGGCGCTTCCGGCGTGTATACCCAAGACAACGCCAATTTCTTTTGGGATGATGCCAACAATCGTCTTGGCGTTGGAACCGCGTCACCCAGCGCCGTACTGCAAATCAATAAAGCAACCGGCGTAGTGGATTTGCGTCTGTCTGTCGGCGGGACGCTCTATGGAAACCTTTACGCATCGTCATCCGACGCAACTTTAACGTCTGTAACCGCAATCCCCCTTGTTCTTGGAACTGATAGCACAACAAGGTTTCAGGTTGGCCCAGTTGGTCAATGGGGGATCGGCGGCGCAACTTACGGCACTGCTGGGCAAGTGCTTACTTCTGGCGGCGCGCTGGCTGCACCGACTTGGGCAACGCCGACTACAGGAACGGTTACAAGCGTCAGCGGCACAGGGACTGTCAACGGGATTACGCTGACCGGAACCGTGACAAGCACAGGATCATTGACGCTTGGCGGTACGCTATCTGGCGTCAGCCTTACGACGCAAGTGTCAGGCACGCTGCCTATCGCTAACGGCGGGACCGGCTCGACATCAACGACCTATTGCAGCCTGACAACTAACGTCACTGGCACGCTTCCTGTCGGCAACGGCGGCACTGGCGCGACCACGTTCACGGCTAATGCGTTGCTTAAAGGCAACACTACAAGCGCAATATCTGCGTCGAACGTATCTGATAACGGCTCAACGGTTAGCATCGGATCAGGCATTGGCTTTTCGATTGCACGCACGACAGTCACATCTCCAGCCGCTGCGGACGGAAATGTGTTCTCAGGAACCTATACGCCAACGTCATTCAACACGACAAACATCGCGGCCAGTACTCCACAGTCGGCGCAGTATCTGCGCGTCGGTAACACCGTGACAGTTTCTGGTCAGATTGACATTGACCCGACAGCAACAGGCTTTGCAATTCTTGGCCTGTCGTTGCCGATAGCCAGCGCGATTACATCAGCAGTTCAATTGTCCGGCGTATTCAATTCGCCCGACGCCACTGGCGGGGGCGTCTACGGCGACGCGGCAAACGATAGGGCGACATTCCAGTTCACGGCGTCGTCTGCTTCTAACTTAACCTACTACTATACTTTTACGTACAGAGTGCTATGATGCGCGCGCATTTAGCGCGAAAAAGGAGATAGAATTATGACTGTACATCTTTCCGCGCTTGCAGGTGCCGGGTGGCAGTTTTTAGATAACAACGGCGTCATTCTTTCCGGTGGCTTGCTGTACATCTATGCGGCAGGCACTACCACGCCTGCGACGACGTACACCAGCATCAGTGGGGCAACGCCTCACGCCAACCCAATCGTGCTGGACAGCGCCGGACGCGTCGCGTCTGAAATCTGGATTACAGAAGGGACGTCCTGTAAGTTTACGTTGAAAACGTCAGCGGGCGTCGAAATCTGGACGAAAGACAACATCGAAGGCATTAACGACGTGTCGGCGGCTATTGCTGCGGCTACGGCTGCCTTGGATGCGTTTGAGGCATCGCTTGCTGCCCCAACAGGTTCTTCGCTGGTTGGCTTTACGCAGCCCGGCGTCACGGCTGTTGCCCGCACGGTTCAGTCGCGCTTGCGCGACACTGTTTCCGTCAAGGACTTCGGCGCGGTCGGCGACGGCGTAACAGACGACACCACCGAAATTCAGGCGGCGATTGATTACGCAGTGGCTAATGGCCGCGATCTGTTCATTCCAGACGGCACGTATATCGTTGACCAGCTAGTCTATAACTCCACTGCATATGCGACAATGCCGTCCATTTACGGCAGCGGGCGCAACCAGACCATCCTCAAGAAAAAAGCCGGCTCGACTGTTGGCCCGCTTTTGACCATCGGCTCGTTTGCTGCGACCAACTTCATGGCGAACGTCACCATCGAAGGTATCACGTTTGACGGCCTGAACAGCAGCACAAGCACTTTCGGCGTTCTGTGCTACAATTTCGTGCGTTCGCGGATTGTCAACTGCATTGTCAAGAACTGCGATTTCGGTGTGTATTTCCAAGGCGGCATTGCCTCTTGGCTTGTGGACTGCGTCGTCGTCAGCAACCGTCAAGGCTTTACCGCCGACAGCTTCGCATCCGCCGCCGGCGCAAACTGGCCCAACTACCACATCCTTCAACGCTGTATCGTTTCCGACAATACTCTATGGGGTGTGTATTTCGACAACGGGCGGATGCTTCGCCTACTCGACTGCGACATTGAAAACAACGGGACCGCCGCCGACACCGCCACCGGCGGTATCCGTGTTGGCCCTGACATTGACAGTGAAGACGCGGGCGCAAACCCGTTCGGCATCATTATCACGAACACATGGTTGGAAAGCAACAAGGGCACCGCGTCTATTGTCATGCTCTCTGGCCGCAACATGATTTACAACTGCAACATTGTAGCTAACGTGGACGCAGTTTACGACATCTACGCTGACGGCTGTAACTACAACCTGTACGAAAGCGTCATCACGACATCCAACTCTCCGTCGATTTTTGAGACGTCAACAGTGTTGGTCGGCAATACAATTACGGCTGTGGCAGGGATTACGCTTGCCGAAATGACAATCCAACGCTGGAAGACGCAGTTGGATTTCGGCGGCTACTCAGGCGAACTGGCGCAGATGCCTGCTGGCTTGCCAGAAGGAACCCGCGGCTTTATCACCGACAGCACGGTAACAGCGTCCGGCAACTTTGGGGCGGTGATTACCGGCGGCGGCGTCAACTATGTCCCCGCGTATTACGACGGCACAAACTGGAGGATTGGCTGATGCAAAACTTTGAACTTCTTTTGGCGTGTTACAAATCAGGCCAAGTTAGCGAACGTCAATGGCAAGAGCATCTCAAGGATGCTGACTTTGCTGCTTGGCTGGCATCTGTCGAAGGGGCGCGGTAATGACCGTAACTATCAGTAACATCATTCCTGCCAAGACGGCGGAGAATACGCAAACAACTCAATACACGTCGAACGGCGTGCAGACGATCATCGACAAGTTCACGGCTACAAATTACAGCGGCACTGCTGCAACGATTAGCGTCAACCTTGTCACGCCTGCGGGTGCCGCGGGCAACGATAACTTGATTGTCAAGACCAAAACGCTTCAGGCCAGCGAAACATATACGTTTCCTGAACTGGTCGGCCATGTGCTGCCTAACAACGGCTTCATCAGCACGGTTGCTGGCACGGCGTCGGCAATCAACATCCGCGCATCAGGCCGTCTAGTTAGCTAATGCTGGAGCGTAGTTACGACAGCACGTTTATTAACAAGGTCGTAAACGATCCCGCGGTAAGGCCGTTCATAGGTAGCGGCGTCGACGGCGATATAGATACACGAATACTCGTGGATATGCCGGACAACTGGTTTCTGATGGGTGAACACGGCGGGTTTCTATTGGAGAAAACCGCCCCCGGTGTCCGTGAAGTACATACATTTATTCTGCCTGAAGGCAGGGGTAAATGGGCGAACGATGCGCGCGCAGCTATGCTGAATTACGCGCGCGATCACGGCACGGAAAAGCTGTGGACTAAAATCGAGCCAGATAGTAAACACGTCATACGTTACGCCCGTCAAGGGGGTATGCAAAAGACAGATGAAATGATAGAGACGTTCGGTACACTTTACCGAATTTACCGGATGGAGTTAAGATAATGCCAATCGCACCTGCTGTCGGAGCCGCGCTAATTGGGGGAGCCGCCTCACTTGCAGGGGGTGTAATGGCCAGTAATGCGTCTAAGAAGGCGGCAAACGTACAAGCGCAAGCGGCGCGCGACGCGCAGGCGGCGCAGGATCGGCGGTATGAAGACCAAAAGGCTTTGCAAGAGCCGTTTCGTCAGGGCGGCCTAACCGCCCAACAGGAAATCATGCAGCTTTTAGGCATCGGCGGTGACAAGAACGCGCCCGGTTACGGCAGCCTTGGTAAATCCTTTGGCACTGAACAATTCCAGCAAGACCCCGGCTACGCTTTCCGTCAATCGGAAGGTATGAAGGCGCTTGAGCGGTCGGCAGCAGCGCGCGGCAACCTCATGTCGGGCAGCACCATGAAGGGCATCCAGCGTTTCGGTCAGGACTTGGCAAGCCAAGAATACCAGAACGCGTTTAACCGCTACCAGACAGAGCGCGCAGCCAAACTGAACCCGCTGCAATCGTTGATGGGTTCCGGTCAATCGGCGGCGAATGTAATGACCGGCGCGGCTGGACAGATGGGCCAGAACGAAGCTGCGAACCTGTACAACGCCGGGCAAGCCCGCGCGTCTGGCTACATCGGTTCGGCTAACGCGCTTAACAACGCACTAGGTCAGATAGGTTCTTTTGCCCAGCAAGCGCCGCTTAACAACGCTATGATGAAATATTACGACCGCGCTCCTGCAAGCGATAGCGGCAGTGTGGCACGCCCCGTCGGCGGTTCGCCTGCTAACCCTATTTTTGGGTACGACCCGATGGTGTCGCGCGGCCCATACCTGACAAACACGTAAAGGTGTAACCCATGCCAAACCAAATGATAGCCCTTCAATCGCGTAACCCACAAGTAGCCGATCCTTCGCGGATTACGGCGCAGTACGCGAACATGATGAACATGGCGCGACAGCAAGAAGCCGCGCAGCTTCAGGGTGATCGCGCGCGTCAGGAGATGGAGTTTGCCCGCGCCGAAGAAGGTCGCAAGGCAGAACTGCAACCATTTGCGGTGACGGAGGCTCAATCGAAAGCAAATTCTGAACGTCTAAAGTACGTCATGGATTATTTCGACACTTCGGCGGTAGCCATTTATAACTCACGCAATCCGCGGCAAGCTATGGCGCTTGGCGACCGCATGAAGCAGTTGTTTCCAGAGCCAGAACTTCAACAGGCTATTGACGAAACATTAGCATCTATGCCGCAAGACCCCGGTCAATTTGAAGCTTGGCGCGAGGACAGTTTGTTTCGTACTTTAGACGCTAAAGAGCAATTAAAGCGCGAAAATAAGACGCAGACTACAGGTACGGAAACACGCGAAATTTCCTTCTCACCTTACGGTCGCGGCGGAGCCACAGAAATCCCCGGTTCACGTATTCAAGTTGCTGAAGGCATGACTTACGTCCGCGGCGCTGACGGCGCTATCTATCCTATGCCTACTAAAAGCGGCGGTAGTTTTGGTACGCCAGCGCCCGCTGCGGCGCCCGGTAAGGGTCAGTATGGCGCGGCGATTGAAGACGCGGTAATGAAACTCGCCCCCGGCACAACTGTGTCTGGGCGCGGACGCACGCAGGCGCGTAACGCGGAAGTCGGTGGCGTATCAAACAGCTACCACTTGTCCGACAACGCGCGCGACCTTCAACCCGCAAAAGGACAGTCGCTAGATCAACTTGCAGCAAGCCTCGCCCCGCTCAAACAGCAAGGCTTTGATGTTGTAATTGAGCGCCGCAAAAATCATGTCCATGTTGAACCGGGTCCGGGGATGTCGCGCGGCGGCGGATCAAACGCAGCGCCCGGCGGTCTTACACCTTTAATCCCCGGCAAAGCGCCAGCACCGGCAAAAGGTGATATCTCACCGGAGAAAAGAAAAGCGCGCGATCTTGCGGTTCAAGATTTGTACGACGCAGTCGTAGACGCACAGAAAAAAGGGCACCTTGTTTCAGATGCCAACAGTTATGTAGCCAATCGGGCGGCAGAACTTCGGCGTGACCGCCCATATGTGCCGGGCGGCACAGCACAAAAGACAAGCCTAGATAACATTGAGGCGAACGCGGCTCAACTTTTGCGTCAGATTATTCAAGAAGGTACATCAGGTACGCTGAACGCAGTGGCAGAACAAAAACTGTTTTTGAAGGGTGTCGGCGGCGCTGACTCCACTTACGAAACACGCCTAAGAACTATCCGCAATTTTGCTAAACAGAACGGCATCAAACTAAACGAAGCCGGCACTGCCAAACCAAAAGCGGCGGCCACAAAGACGCCAGTACCGCGTAAAGCAAGCGGTGGATTTACGGTTGTAAGGGTTGAAGACTAATGCCTACATACACAGTCCGCGCACCAAACGGTAAGACTTACAAGATTACCGGCCCTGCGGGCGCTACCAACGCGCAGATTGAAAAGGCGGTTGTTGAAGCGTACCCTGATGCGCGCAGTACTGCGGCACCTAAAGCACCTACAAAAGCGCAGCAGGCGTTAGCCAACGCCAAGAAAGATGCAGCGGGGCGCCTTGCGGATGCAAAACGTACCGGTAACAAATCGGCAGAGCAGACGTATCAGCGCGAAGTGACGCGGTTGAACAAGTTGACACCAGATCAATTTTATAAAGCGCCGGGGCAAGGTGAGAGTTTTGTCAGCGGTCTGGTCGAGGGCGTCACGACGCCAATCCGGTTAGGGTTAGACCTTATCGGTGCGGGCGGCGACAAAGGCCAACGTGAACGCGGGACGTTCCGTTTACGTGAGTCGCAGCGGCGGTTCCCCATAACAACTGCGGCGGGTAAAGTTACAGGTGATGTTATTTCGACCGCGCTGCTTCCCGGAGCGGCGGCGAAAGTTGTCGGCAAAGTAGCTGGCGGCACAAAGACCGGTCGGGCTATAGCGACCGCGCTGGGTTCTAGCGGATTTAAGACAGGTCTGCTACCAACGCGCGCCGCCGTGAAAGAAGGTTTGGCTAACGCACCAAAAGTTATTGACCGTGTTGTAGATTTAGCTCTCCGCGGCACTGCGGGTGCGGCTGTCGGCGCGGGTACAGCGGTTGCTTCCGACCAAGACGTAGGCACAAGCAGCATCATAGGCGCGCTTATGCCAACGGTAGGTTCGGCAACTTTCCGCACCGCGATGGATAAAGTATTGCTGCCTGCGTGGGAGCGTCTGTCTAATCAGCTTGGTGTTCAGCAAGCCGCTGCGGTGTTCCGCGACTCCTTTAACATGACCATACAAGACGCGCTGGCGCTTGCCCGCAGCGCCAAGGGCGATACGCCGTTTGCCAAAGTCGTGGCGCAGACGGGTGTTGAAGAGCCAACTGTTCAAGCGTTGTTCAAGAATGTTTCCGAAGGCGCGGGCAAAGACATTTATACCCCGATTGCTCGCGCGGAAACAAAGGCGCAGCAAGACGTGCTTAACGCTATGGCGCGCGGCGCAACGGGACGTGAAGCACGCAATGCTATGATGCAAAGCCGAAGCTCGCTCGGTGAGCAGTACGCTGCCGATCAAGCCGCTGCATTTGAACGCGCCAACCTTGGTGGACAAGTCATTCCTAGATTGGAAACCAAAACCGCACAAGCAACGCAACAGGCTGCCGAACAATCTGATTTGGCGCGCCGTATGGCTTTCGGCGCCAACCGCGCGGACGAATTGTTGGCTAAAGGCAACCGTTTTGATGACTACGGGCAAGAACTTGTTGATGGAATTGCAGGCGAAAGAATTACTGATGTCGGTAAAACTAACGTAATCCGCGGTCGTGCAGGCGCAATGACGGAACGTGCCGAAACAGCCGCGCAACAAGCCATTCGCTTGCGCGAGGAAGCTGCCGCGGCGCAACAACAAATTGCGGACTTGAACGCGCAGGGTATCCGCGCGCTTGAAACAGGTCCAGTGGCGGCGCAGATTCGCGCGCTGAAACAGGCCGAAGGCCTGAACAAAACGCAGCGCGCGGCGCTTGATTCTGTGGCGCAAGATATTGAAAGCTACGGCCCAATCATCCGCGCAGGTGATCTGGACGCTATTCGGTCAGACGCCAACGTTACAATCGCCAACCTTCTTGGCGCCAGCACCGATGTCGGCGGCGTAAAGAAAGCGACGGCAGACTTGTTGAGCCGCATTAAAGGCCCAATTGACGACGCCATTGAAAACGCCGGCGGCGCTGGGTTTAAAGAAGCTAAGACCGCTTTTGCGACCGGCGCAAGCGACATAGAGCGTCAGCGATTTGCCGACCAGCTTGCGGGTATGTTTGAGAGTGGCCCAGCGGGCCAAGCGCAGTTTGCCGCTACGGTCGGTGGCCAACGCGGTACTACCGGCACGGTTGAAGCGGCGTTCCCCCGCGCCGGCAGTAGAAACTTTGATATCCAAGAAATGATGGGTGTGCCGGGCGGCGCTGCTGGCCCATCGCGTATGCCGGCATTGGAAAATATTGCAGGTGAAGTCCAACTTAGTCAGAAAATGGCGACGCAAGCAGAGCAAGGTGAAGACCTTGCTAAAAATCTGCTCAAGACGCCGCCGCAAGAAAAAGATATTTTCCATAATTATTCGCCAGTCGGAATGTTAACTAACGCTGGGCGCGCGTCATTAACATTTGCCAAAATCCTGTCGGACACAGGTCTATCTACAAAAGTCCAGCGGGCGCTGGCCGAAGGTTTCCGTAGCGGAGAGGCCGCCGAAAAGTTGTTGCTGACTATACCGCTTGCTGACCGCGCGCAGGTAGCCCGCCGCATGGTGGACAACGGTCTTCTTAGTGCAAAGGCAATGACTGGAATTGCGACCTTTAACGCTATGAACACGCCACCCGGTGAACTTTCGGGCCTCGAAAATCGCAACACTATGAGACGCTAACCTATGACTTCTATTGACCAGACCCAAGCACAACTCAACACGCACGAACAGGTCTGCGCGTTTCGGTACGACAGTATCTGCGCGCGGCTGAAGCGTCTGGAAAGCATCGGCATCGGCGCCTGCGGAACCATCATCGTATTGCTGATAGGCATATTGCTAAACTTAGTCCAAAAGGGCGCTGCATGAGCATCATCCTTGGTGCGCGGTCGCTGTCGCGCCTTGAGGGCGTCCACCCAGACCTAGTCCGTGTGGTCAAGAAAGCGGCGGCGATGTCGGACCTTGACTTCACGGTGCTGGAAGGTTTGCGAACCACCGCGCGCCAGACGCAGTTGGTCAAGCAGGGTGCGTCGAAGACGATGAACTCACGCCACATCACCGGACACGCCGTCGATTTAGCACCGCTGATTGACGGCAAAGTATCTTGGGATTGGCCGCTCTACCATCGGTTAGCCAAGATTGTGAAGGCCGCAGCCGCGGCTGAAAAAGTGCCGCTCCAGTGGGGCGGCGATTGGCGGACGTTCAAGGATGGCCCGCATTGGGAACTACCTTGGAAGTCCTACCCGAAAGGAAAGTAATATGTTAAAAGGTTATCGCACATACGTTCTGGCTGCGCTCGGCGTTATCACCGCTGCTGCTGGCTATCTGGTCGGCGACACAGACTTGCTGACGGCAGCTAACGCTGCTTTCACCGCAGGCGCTCTTGCGTTCTTGCGCGCAAGCGTTCCCCAGCCATAAGCGTTAGGTTCGCCTAGCCATCATACGCCCGATCAGTATAACCATCGAGCCTAAGTCTTCCGGTGATTGCCCTGCCTTTAGCATGGCAATCACCTTTTCTAATGCTTCAGCGGTTGCCGCTGCATGGTCTGTCATTTCTTCAACCCTTTCAAAAGTTCGACGCGCTCCCGCGCCGTCCGCATCGCGGAGTATCTTTGGTGCAGCCGCCGTGCGATGGCTGGGCGCTTGTGCGTCCGCAACTCGGCGTCCAGCGCCTGCTTTAGCTGCTCTTCCGTAAGGTCGGACAGCACGGCAATCATCGACCGCCAGTTTAGCTTACTCATTTATCAAGTCCTACAATTTGCCTAGCCGTTGCCGGCTGTTCAAGAAACGCGATAGAGATTTCATCGCCTTCTTTAACCCCACCGCCTTTAATCATCATGCCGGCTGGCCGCTTATCAAAATCTTTATCATAATAGGCGGACAGCCATGCGCCTTCGCCGTTAACATAACGGCAGACGTAAGGAAAAAACTTAGTTCGCATCTTTCAATTCCTCTAAAGCTATGTCGGACACCGCACGCTTGTCGTGCAGCGCCGCCCATATACGTTCGTCAATACTCTTTTCGGTCAACATCACGTAGACCCAGACATCCTTTGTCTGACCGCTGCGGTGCAGGCGTCCGACCGTCTGCTCGTACAGTTCCAGCGACCAAGGCAGCGACAGGAACACCATATGGCATCCGCCGTGCTGTAGGTTCAGGCCGTGGCCTGCCGACTTAGGGTGCGCCAGCAACAGTTCGACCTGCCCTGCGTTCCAGCGTTCGATGACGTTGTCATCGTCCATTGTCTGCGCGTGCGGAAAGCGGCGCTTCAGTTCCGCCAACTCTTCCTGATAGGTGTAGGCGATGATGGTGTTGGCCCGCTGGTTCTCGGCCAGCAGTTCTTCCAGCCGGTCGAACTTGTGGCTGCTGAACCAGATGGACGGCGTGCCAGCGTCGCGGTTGTAGACAAAGCCTGACGCCATCTGTTGCAGCTTGGTTGTCACCGACGCGGCGTTCTGCGCTACGATTTGGTCGTCGCCGAAACGTGTTACATACTCGCGCTTCATTTGGTCGTATGGCTTGCGGTCGTCCAGCGCGACGCGCACCTCAGTGACGTGACAGGGTGGCAGCTTGTCCTTGTACTCGCCCGGCTCCAGCACGAACGTCGCAGGGCGGATGCGCTGCATGACTTGCTCCAGCGCGCCGGCGGCCGGAACCCATTGGCCGAAGTCGCGGTTGGTGCAGATGAAATACTGTTGCAGGAACGCGCCCTTGGCACGGCCCAGCAACGTCTGGTCAATGATTTTGCACTGGCCGAAGACATCCTCAAGGCCGTTCGACGTGAACGAACCTGTCAGACCCCAGCGCACCTTGACGTTAGCCAGCAGCTTGTCGAGCGCCTTGAAGCGTTTGCCGCTGGGGTTTTTCAGTCGCGTCAGTTCGTCGAACACAATTCCGTCGAAGCCGGATAAATCCTCTAGCTTATCTAAGTTATCATAGTTAATGACGACGACACTGGCGTCGCTCCGCAACGCATCCACCCTTTGCGCTGGCGTGCCGACAGCCAGCGCAGGAGCGACGCCAGACCACTTCGGTGCTTCGACAGGCCACACATCCGTACAGACGCGCTTCGGCGCTACGACCAGCCAGCGTTTGACGTGGCCGTCGCGCAGCATCTCATCCATCGCCGTCAAGGTAATGGCGGTCTTGCCCGCGCCAACAGGCGCAAGGATCATGGCGCGGTCACGCTCATACAAGAACGTCGCAGCCTCTTGCTGGTACGGCCTTAGTTGAAGCGTTTGAGCCACTCGTCCACCTCTTCAACTGACCATAAGCACGCGTAGTGCTGCTTCGTGTGCGTCATCTCATCTGCAAAGATACGCTGCAACGCAGACAGACGCCCGCCAGCTTTCTTTAGTTCGATGAACCAAGCCTCACCGTTTGGCATACAGGCGATGCGGTCGGCGACGCCGACTTGCGTAATGCTGCGGAACTTATAGGCATAGCCGCCCGCCGCCCGCACGCGTTTGCAGAAATACCGCTCTATTTCTTTCTCAGTCATAAAAGGGGGCTACTACAAAATTTTTTGCATTTCAAGGGTTGCATCAAATTTTGTTGTATGTATTATGGCCGTTCAAACAGTAGAGTGAGGTACGATATGCAACACAGTAAGATAGTCGGCGGCTCGACCGCCAAACGCGTCATCGCCTGCCCCGGCAGCGTTGCGCTGGTGGACAGCGTTCCGCCAAAGCCTAGCAGCAGCTACGCCGACGAAGGCACGCTCCTGCATGACACTATAGCAACCATATTAGAGCGTGACCTTGACCCGTACAGCATGGTCGGCACGGCATACGAGAAGACCGTGCTGACTGAAGCACTGGTCGATGACAAGCTGATACCGGCGCTGCGCGCGCTGGACGAGATAGACCCCAAGGGGGAGATGGAATATGCGGTTGAAAGCAGGGTTGGTTTTGGTGATTTTCTGCCTGACGTTTTTGGTTCTACCGATCTTCTTGGCCGCATTGGTGATCGAGCGGTCGTTCTGGATTGGAAGTTCGGCGATGGCGTGGCTGTCGAAGTCGAAGAAAACAGCCAGCTACTCTTCTACGCTGCGGCGGCTAAACGCACGGCGGATACGTCTTGGGCTTTTGAAGGCGCAAAAGAAGTCGAACTGATTATTGTCCAGCCGCCTTACGTCAAGCGTTGGGTGACTGACCTTGCGCGCGTTGACGCGTTCGAAAAAGAACTTGCCGCTGCCGTTAAGATTGCGATGCGTCCAGACGCGCCGTTGGCGTCAGGCGACCATTGCAAGTGGTGCGCGGCCAAGCCTATCTGCCCTGTGATGACGGGCGCTGTAGACCGCGCGCTAAAAGCCAAGATTGACGCGCTGCCGATTGACCAGATTGCACACTATCTGGAACAGGCGCCGTTGATCGAAGCCTTCCTTAAAGACGTGCAGCAGTTGGCGCATGGGCTTCTGGAAGAAGGCCGTAAAGTCCCCGGCTGGAAGCTAGTCAACAAACGCGCCACAAGGCAGTGGACAAATGAGGATAAGGCTGTAGCCTTCCTGACGGGTGTTGGTGTAGAAGCATGGGGCGACCCCAAGCCGCTGTCGCCAGCCCAAGCGGAAAAGGCTTTGAAGAAAGCCAAAATAGAATTGCCAGCGGACTTAATCGTCGCTGTCTCAACAGGCTCTACCCTTGCGCCGGAGAGTGATCCTCGGCCAGCGGTTTTGCAAATCGGGCAGACGCTTACCAAAGCTATGTCTAAAATCCAGTAACAGAAAAGGTACAATACAATGTCGAATATCACAACTTTTGGTGGCGCTAACTTGCCGTCCGTTCAGTCTCTCTCTGGCGCGTTGCGCTCCATCCAGTCCGAAGTCGCGCCGGGTGGCACAGTTATTCTGAAGATGGACAAGACAGGCCATTGGGTTTTCGGTGCTGACCAGACCGAAGTAGAAGATGGCAGCCTATGGGCCGCCAATCCGTTCTCGTTCGTCCACGGCTACATTGCGTGGGGCAACGGCGAAGTGCTGGCTGAAAAGCTGGTTCCGGTGTCAGAGCCGCTACCAGCGTTAGAGCCAGCGCCATCAGGCGCAGCGCGCGGATGGGAAATGCAGGTCGGCATGATGCTGGTTTGCACGAACGGCGAAGACAAGGATATGCAGGCACGCTTCACGGCTACATCAGTCGGCGGCAAGCGTGCAGTGCAGGCGTTGGCGGTTGCCATCGCCGACCAAGTCGAGAAAGACCAAACTAAGCCAGTGCCGTTGATCGAACTGAAGTCTGAGCATTACCAGCACAAGACCTATGGACGTATCTATACGCCTATCTTCAACATTACCGATTGGGTATCAATGGATACATCTTCGGTTGAAGAGACAGAGGATGCAGAGTTGGAAGTCGCTGCTGAACCTGAAGCCGCTGAAGGTGCGCGTCGTCGTCGTCGCGTAGTTTAAGGGGTGCGAAAGCCGGAGCGTGCCACCGCGCTCCGGCGAGTAGCGGAAGAGTGAGAACTTCTATGATAATAAATAATTACAGACACGTTTCGGCGAAAATGCCGCGTATGGCGGTGTGTTCGATATGCGACCGCGCCGCGGGCGAAGCAGCAGCACCTAAGTTTACCCGCATTTGCCTTCAGCTATTACACCGCCAGCCATTCATGTGCGACGAATGTTGGGAGGGTCGCCATGTCCGCTCTTTGGGTTGACTTTGAAACGCGCAGCCGTTGCGACCTTCGCAGCCGTGGCGTGTACAATTACGCGCAGGACGCCAGCACCGACGTGCTGTGTATGTCCTACGCATTTGATGACGAAGACGTGCGGACGTGGCTTCCTAGTGAGCCTTTCCCGCAAGCCGTCCGTGACCACAAGGGGCTGGTATACGCGCACAACGCAGCGTTCGAGCGCCTGATATTCTGGTATGTGCTTCAGGTCGATTTCAAGCTGGAGCAGTTCTACTGCACCGCAGCGCAGGCCCGCGCCAACTGTGCGCCGGGCAGCCTTGAGGATGTGGGCCGCTTCGCTGGCGCGACCATGAAGAAAGACCACCGCGGCGGACAACTGATCCGCTTGCTGTCCATTCCGCAAGCTGACGGCACGTTCCGCGAGGATGCCGCGCTGATGCAGGAGATGGTTGACTATTGCGAACAGGATGTCCGTGCCATGCGCGCCATCGCGCAGGCGCAGCGTCCGCTGTCCGACGAAGAGTTGGCTGACTATCACACCAACGAGCGCATCAACGACCGCGGCGTCCTGCTTGACAGGCCGCTGGCGCAGGCGGCTGTGCGCTACGCTGAAACCGAACTGGCTGAGATACAGTCCATCGTCGCAGAGGTGACGCAGGGCGAGATAACGTCCGTCCGCAGCCCCAAGATGAAGAAGTGGGTGCTGGACCGCGTAGGGCCGCCGGCTGTAGCCGTGGCAACCGTGATGAAGGACGGCGTCGAGAAGCTGTCCATTGACAAGAACGTGCGCGCTAACCTACTCGTGCTGGCTGAGGAGAACCCTGATGAAGTACCGGCGGAAGTTGCGGAAGTCATCCAGTGCGCGGACGATCTGTGGGCATCGTCCGTGGCAAAATTCCAGCGTGCCGCGGCGCTTGCTGATGAGGAGGATTGCCGCGTTAGAGGAGCATTTGTATTTGCAGGAGGCAGTGCTACTGGCCGCGCTTCATCATTTGGGCTTCAGGTCCACAACTTCCCGCGAAAGTGTGCCGACGACCCTGCATTAGTGCGGCAGGCTATGGTGCGCGGACATCAAATCGTCCCCGCGCATGGTCGCCGTGTGACGGACGTGTTGAAAGGTATGCTGCGCCCTGCGCTGATGGCTGATACAGGCAAGCGGCTTATCGTCGCTGACTGGGCAGCTATCGAAGCGCGGGTGACGCCGTGGGCGTCCAACAGTATCTTCGGCGCGAACAAGCTGGACATCTTCGCCAAGGGTGAGGATGTCTACAAGCACAACGCTATGGCGACATTCCATGTTGGCTATGACGAAGTCGATAAAGACCAACGCCAGATCGGCAAGGTGCAAGAGTTGGCGTGCGGCTTTGCAGGCGGCGTAGGGGCGTTTGCCAGCATGGGCCGCATCTACGGCCTGATGATGTCGGAGAGCGACGCGAAGCGCATGGTGGACGCATGGCGCAGGGCTAACAAGTGGGCCGTGCCTTACTGGTCGGGCCTTGAGGAAACCTATATGCGCGCTATGCGTAACAAGGGCCGCGAGTTTACCATCGGGCGCGTCACATATTTATTTGACGGACTGCATCTTTGGTATGCTCTTCCGTCTGGCCGTGTGCTATGTTATCCTTTCGCCCGCTTCGACGAGGAAGGCAACCTGACCTATGCTAAGGCTTCATGGAAGCCGGCCGCAGACGCTAAGGAGTGGCCAAGGGCGCGGCTGTGGCGCGGTCTGGCGTGTGAGAACATCACGCAGGCTGTCGCTAACGACTTGCTGCGCGCCGCCTTGCGCCGGTTGGACGACGTAGTGCTGCACATCCACGACGAAATCGTCTTGGAAGTGCCAGAAGATGAAGCCGAAGCCGCCGCCGCGCGGCTGGTGCAGATTATGTGTGAGCCGCCACCTTGGGCAGCAGGGCTTCCCCTGAACGCTGAAGTGGCAATAATGGAACGATATGGCAAATAAGGAGCAAGCGATGAGTGAGGATCGCACGAAATTCATAGAGTATATAACGGGATTGGCGGCAGATAATGTCGGCGAGACAGCCCTTGTTGTGCGGCAGAAGCCGCAGCACGACAGCGACGGCAACATGATATTCCACGCAGACGGCGCGCCGAAGGCGACGTTCCCTGCGTTCCTGCCAGAAAAGACCCGCATGAAAGAAGGCGAGGCATGGTACGTCAACACAGGCTCGTTCATCGTTGACCGCTTTGTAGACGGCAAGCCGTCGGCCAAGTCGAGCAACGTCGAGTATGTGCTGTTCATGATGCTGGACGACGTCGGCACTAAGTCAAAAGAACCGCCGCTTGCGCCGACATGGGTATTGGAAACCAGCGAAGGTTCGTTCCAGTGGGGCTACGCGTTCAGCGAACAACCAAAGAAGGGCGACTTCTGCGCTGCCATCAAGGCCATCGCGGACGCTGGCTACACTGATCCCGGCGCGACTAACGCTGTCCGCAACTGCCGTATTCCCGGCAGCGTCAACCTGAAGCAGGGGCGCAACAACTTTCCTGCGCGGCTGGTATCGTTCAACCCTGAGCGTGAATACACGCTGGACGAGATATGCAAGGCGCTGGACGTTACGCCAGAGGAGGGCGACACAGCCGAATATAAAGCGGTGCAGTTGCGCGACACTGGACTAGACAACGTCCTGACATGGCTTGCCGAAAAGAACCTAGTCTTGTCGCACGTCAACGCTGACGGCTGGTGCGCCATCGTCTGCCCTAACCATGAGCAACACAGCGACGGCATGATTGAGGCGCGCTACAAGCCGCTCGACCGTTCGTTCTGCTGCTACCATGGGCATTGCCAAGACTTAGACAGTCGCACCTTTCTTGATTGGGTAGCCAATGAAGGCGGCCCGAAGGTAACGCCGGGCTTGCGTGATGAACTAATCGCTGAACGTCTGGCGTCGATGTATGAGAAAATCTCACCAACCGAAGCGTTCCCCGATGAGGCCGCAGCGCGTGTGCGTGAGGTCGAAAAGAAAGAGGCGGGACGGCTGGAACAAAGCGAGTGGTTCGAGCGTTTCGCGTATATCCAGTCCGATGACTGCTATTTCGACATGGTGACGCGTCAAGAGATAGCACGTAACGTCTTCAACGCCCTGTTCCGTCACGTTGACTGCCGCTCCATCCACAAAAAGACGCAGCGCGTGCAGTCGTCCATCTATTTTGACGAGCGCCGTCAGGATCGCGGTGCGCCTGCGCTGGCTGCCGTGACGTTCGCCGCTGGCGATGATACCTTGGTGACGCGCGACGGGTTGGTTTACGGCAACCGCTGGGTGGATGGCCGCCCTGACGTGTCGGACAGCGACACAATCGCCGATTATGACGTAGAGCCGTGGCTTCAGCACTGCCGCGACTTGATAGCGGATGATAAGGAGTTAGACCATATCCTCGACGCTATGGCGTTCAAGATACAGCATCCGAACGTCAAGATTAACCATGCCATCCTGATTGGCGGCGATGAAGGCGTTGGTAAGGACAGTATGTTCCAGCCGTTCCTTTGGGCGCTGGGCGGTCAGCACTGGCGCAATCGGTCAGTCATTGAGGCTGGCGGGTTGGACAGCCAGTGGGGCTATGCGCTTGAGGCTGAAGTTGTCATCCTGAACGAGTTGAAGGAACAAGAGGCGCGCGAACGCCGCGCTATGGCTAACAAGTTGAAGCCGCTGATTGCTGCGCCACCTGAAACGCTGACAGGCAACCGCAAGGGGATGCACCCATACGAG